TGTACCTTGTGAGTACTGGTTTTTGTTTTTATTACCACGGTCATCCTTTGCTCTTCTTACCTGTGGGTTCACGTCCTTAACTATTGGGTCAGGAGCTGGCGCAGTAGGTGTTGGAGGTAAAGGAGGTGGCGGAGCAGGAGGTAATGGTGGTGGTGTAGGGGTTGAGTTCCCTCCAAATATACACATTAGATTTCGTCCTCTTCTATGGATTTTATGTAATCAATCACGCTGGCTTGACCAGCTCTATACATGATTGATTCAATTGTTTCTTTTGGGTGGACTGGCTCCCACCCGAAGTTATCATCTAACTTCTTTATCAACTCTTCAAGTCTGTCGTTATGCAGCTTAAGAGTATTGAGGGAGATTGACATTTGAGTGTTCAAAAAATGCAGGCATTCTAGCTGCCTTGGTCTGAGAAAATTCTGGTGCTTTGCCTTCGTACATAAGTCTGTCGCTGGCATCTAACCAAAATTTTTTGTCTAAATATCTATCGGAACTTTGCTTAAGAGGTTCCATTACCCAGTTGATAGTTGCCTTCCTTAGAAGGTCAAGAGATCTACTAGGTGTAAGTCCTAGCTCTGCACAGACTAAAGAGTTAGCAGCGACATGCACTTGCTCATCTCTTGATATGTCTGCACTTACGGTCCTTAGACCGGCATCTCCACAGAACCTGAAGAACGGTAGTAATACAAAGAAGATTGCTCTTTCTGCTACTAACGCCTTACAAATAGTGTGGTCTGGATGCGCTTCCCAAGCTGCACGTAAGCGTAATGCTTCGGCTTCGGCTTTATCATCTACGCCTAGTGCGTTCGTGATGTATCCAAGAGCAAGATCATGTTTGATTTCGTCTTGAACGTTTGACTCTAGAAGTGCTCTCGCAGAGTCGGGAACTTTTTTATCAAGTGCGTCTGTAATAAACTCGCCAACTGGTAACTCCATATGGCGTATTGCAAGGGCACGGTAGATGGTTTCTTCTGCACCTTCTTTTAGTTTTCCTTTAGATGTTTGTACTGGTGTCCAAGTTCTTTTTCTGGACAATAATTTTAAGTAGGGGTTCATTGCTCACAATCGCATTCAAGTTTCATAGCTGGATCAGGAACAAAGTCCGGATCAGGTTCCTTACTAAACAAATCTCCCAAGTAATTTTCTACCTCTAGATCTCCTAACGCTGCGTAAGCATCAGTCTTATCTTGTGTGTCTCCCATTACTTGTAGTGAATAGTAAAGAGAAGTTTGTGGACTTTCTAGCCACTCTTCTACAAAAGCCTCATCGTATGTCACCATGTCACTCCAAGAGTTGAAGCTATAGCCATGAAGCAATCCTGTTCTATCAAGCATGATCATTATTTGATCTGCTACTTTCTTATAACTCTCCCATCCAACTTCAGATGCGATCTCAACGTCACCATAAGATACTTGTTCTACACCAAAAGTACCTGAATCTCTATCAACTAATCTGCTGATAGGAGGTGCTATTTCTGGTGCACATGTATTACCTTCTAGGTCTCTACTTCTGTAAGAACAACTAGCTGTAGGAGCTATGGCGAATGCCCTTTCCATTGTGTTCTCACGTGCTATGTTAGCTGCTTCTTGTATGCCCAGAAAAAGTTCGCGAGCAGCTAATCCTGCGTAACCTTCGTAGCTCTCAGCATTATTAGTTGCTTCAAGAGCTTCGCCAAACTGGGCATAAGTTATCTTGTTGTGGGCTAGGAAGTTAGCTAAGCCAAGCATTCCTAATCCAACTTGTCTGTCTACCTCTGGTGCTAAATATTCACCAGTTGATCCAACACCTGTTTTACCATGGAGGCTGCACAATTCTTGCATGCCTTCACGGAAAGCTCCCCGGAGTTCGCCGATAAGGCAGGCACCGAGATTGATATGCTGTAGGAGGCACGTTCCACGTGAGGGCAAATATACTTCCAAGCAGACGTTGCTTCTGATTCGTTTGTTTTGTTTGTCATGTTTTATTTTTGATAACCAAATGTCTCCTCTTGCAATTCCTCTAATAATTGCTTCCTTAACTTCAGGTCTTGCATCAGACCAGAGTTTTCCGGTGAGATCCACACATCTTTTAATCCATGGGAGTTCTTCTCTGGAGACTTGCACGAAGTCAAGAATATCGGCGTGATCAATGTCGCAATGAGCAACAACCGCGCCGTTACGGTAGCTCCCCCCTCTTCTAAGAATTTCATTTAATGTACTGTAGATTTTTAAGAATGAGACCGGTCCCGATGCAACGAGAGTATCAGGTCCCTTATTTGTTTTTGTTCCTGCTGGTCTAAGGTCCGACACGTGGACCGCAACTCCTGCTCCATGTCGTAAAGCATGCGACACAAATCTCCAGCTTGCTTCGATTCCATCACTTCCTTCCATTGAATCTTCGACGTTGAAGATTGTGCATGATACGGGCAGACGATCTGTTGGATTATCAATCCATGATTGGACTCGACCAGTCCTTGCAATTTTGTTAGCCATTTATATGAGTGAATTTAAATTAGGTTTTGTATAGTTAGGTCCTTTTAATATCTTTCCGTCTTCTCTGTATATTGGTTGACCATTCTCATCTAACTTAGAAAGATTGCTTTTATGTATTAGCTCTAATGCCCTATCAAGATCCCAACCCATGTTGGCAGCGTATTGATAACAGACATACACAAGGTCGGCTAACTCTTTAAGACATTCTTCCTTGAATCTGTCTGACTCTCTAAACAACATGCCTTCAGCTTCAATAAACTCATTGAACTCTTCTTTTATTAAGTCACATTGATACTTTCTTACTGGTTTACTTTCAGAACTTTCTATCTTGTATAGTTTTCTGAACTCTTTAGCTTGTTCTTGATTCGATTTCATTGAGTAAATAATGGGCAGCTTTTTTTAAATCTTTTAAGTCGTCGTCTTTATATCCAGCTCGACATATATATTTGATTACGTTTCCAAGGTGATAGTTCAGGTTTTGATCTCTAATGAAATCCCATACTTCTATGTTCCCTCTCTGGTAGTAATCAGGACCTTCGTTTTTTTGCTTCATCTAAGAGTGGTTTAATTAAGTTGTTTAATTTGTAAACTTGTTCTTGCAATTTCATATACAGCTCCATCATGGTCTCTCTATCAATTTGATATAGAGCTAACTGGATCTCTCTCATCTCTAAGTCCTGATGGAGAGTTAACTTTGTAGTCTTGAATGGGTCTCCAGAGGATTGGTTCTTTTTTCTCATGGTCGTAGTCGTCAGTAGTTAGTATTCGTGCGAGTCTTGCATTAGTTAATGCGTCTTCTTCAGTCATATCCTTTTCAGCAAAGGTCTCAACGACTGCTTTCCATGTGTATCCTTTCTCTTCAAAGATTTTCTGTGCTTTCTTTACTCCAATCCCGGGTACTCCTGAGTAACCATCAGTATTGTCGCCAGCCATAGCTTGAATCAAGTGCCACCTTGCTCCCTCATCTGGAGAGATAGTGACCGTTTCTTTAAAGTCATATAGTTTCCCGGGAATCTGTCTCATGTCTTTATCAGGAGAAACAATAATATTTCCGGGGTATTTTGTAGCGTAGATTCCTAGTGCATCATCTGCTTCAAGTGTATCCTTGAGGATAACTTTGTATTCTTTACGCAGCTCCTGTATCACTCTTTTGAATCCACAGGGCTTTTTTCGTTGTCGATGACCCTTATAATCAGGCAGAATTTTTTTCCTAAAATTATTAGGACTTGTAAAAAACAAGATCATCTCATCATCGAACGATCCTAGTTCAGTCTGGACTCTTGCTAAATCTCTTTTTACGCATTTCATTGCGTCAGAGAAGTTAGAAGTAACAACTATAACGTCATCTCCGAAGTCCATTTCGGTTTCTGCACTAGCACAGCATTTATATACTATGTAGTCGCAATCAATTAATAATTTCATATTTAATGCACGTCATGCCATGTCAATCCTTGTTTCGCTTCGGCTGCTATGGGACAACGTAGGTTGTAGTATTCTCCAGCAAATCTCGCTGATTCTTCTAAAATTTTCATTAGAATCATTGCTTCTTTTGCAATTGTTTCGTATTGCAGTTCATCATGTACGAACGCTAATTGGTGAGTGTGAGGGTTGACGATATGCTCATTTGCAATAATCATCCATCGTTTAGCTATGATCCCAGCACTACATTGAAGTAAATAGTTAAGTGCTTTATGTGGGCTGTCAACTACAACTCTTCGTCCGTCTATTGCTAAGAGCCACCCATTAAGAGACTTAGCTGAAACCGCTCCCAATAGGTCAGACAGACCTTCGATTGCAGAAACAAAAGCTTCTCGGATCTCTTTTCCTTTCTTTTTAGCTTCCTTGGGTTGTAAGGAGTTATCATATGATGTTCCAATTTTTTCATTTCCGGCACCATACAAAAATGCGTATGTGACGGTTTTAACTTGTCGTCTAGTAATGCCAATCTTGTCAGCATTGACTTGGTGTATATCGTCGTTGAGTAGTATGTCTGCATATCTACCGCCATCATACCTTCCAAGATAATGGGCAAGCATTCTTAATTCGATTCCGCTTAAGTCTGCTCCAACCATTACGTGTCCGGGACTGGCTGTGAATAGCTCTCTAAACTCAGGTGACGCAGGGACTTGTGCTAAGTTCGGTTTACGATGAGCACATCTAAATGTGTTCGTACTAACCGAGCAGTGGTGATGGATTCTGCCTTTACCAGTAACAAGCTTGTTCCAAGCGTTCACGCCTTCGGATATCATTCCAAGCTTCTTCTTTATCGTCAAACATTTCGCACATTGAAGCGAGAAGGGAATATTTATCTCCGTCAATATAATCTCGTCGATAATTGGTTTCCCAGTCGTAGTGGTCTGATTCAGTTTGACATTCAAACGATTCGTAAGAATCCATGCTATGTGATCTCGTGATGTTGGGTTAAATTCTTTTAGTCTTTGGAACTCTGATCCTTCTCTATATCCTTGTGGTGCGTTATCTCGTTTAGGAGTGAACAACGCTCCTCCAACGTAAGGGTATTGTTTTCGAAGTAGTCCAACAAGCTCTTCCATCTGTCCTCTGAGAGATGATTCAAGTTGCTGACCTTTTTGTTCATTAAATGTCCATCCATGTATTTCTTGTTCTGTTAATATGTCTGCGACTTGGTGTTCTAACCTTGCCGCGTCAGATAACTGCGGAAGTGTTCGCATAATTTGGTGGTAACGTTTACGTCTTGGACCATATAGTCCTGCATTTCTTGACTCCATTCTTGCCAGTCAGAATTTTTACCAAAGTCTCCTTTGTATTCTCCTAATCTGTAGCCATAAGCTTCTAAAGAATGTCGTCCATATAGTTGTAATGGCATATGTCGCCATTGTCTTTTCTTATCTATCTCCATTAAGTTCGGGTGATATAACCGAGATAAGACAAGAGTGTCATAAATATCGCCAATGTACTTGCTCCTATTAGTGAGCTTCCGAATAACGGCGAGATCGTAATTAATGACGTTATGCCCAGCAATACAATCAGCTTCCATAATCTGATTGATACCATCACTGATCGTTGGGGTCCCGTCACTCTGATTGTTATATACTGCCGCTTCTTCGGTTTCGGTATTGAAAGTGGCAATGCAATGTATTGTAGAAACGTCATGATATAGACCGTTTGTTTCGATGTCGAATACCAGCACTATTTCTTACCGGTATATGTTTTGTCCTTAAACTTTGCTTTTTTCTTAGCATGTTTTGTAGGTTCGTTTGGTTTCTTCAACTCAGAAATCGGTTGAAGGATTGAAAATTGGGTCCGTAGTTTCATCGTATTTGCAGGTGTCTTTGTTGTATTTCAAATGACATGCAACACCGACCTCGCCTGAGTAGCGATTCTTTAACAGTCGTAAAATAGTTACGTCTTCAGCTTCAGTTTGTTGGTTTCTTTCCAGTCCCCATACTTCATCTGCTAGTTGACTTATAGCTGCACTACCTCTCAGTTGACCAAGAGTTACACGTGCGCCTTCTTCATGGTTCTTATCTGTCTGTGTTCTACGTAAATGAGATACCAAAAAGAGTTTTATTCCTGTTCGTTCAACTAAACTTCTTAGCTTAGTCATGGTGGTGTCTATCATTTTTCTCTCGTCTCCATCAAGACCTGATATCAATATGGATAGGTGGTCGAGGAAGATGATTTTCGTTTCGAGCGCGAGTGCCATATATTCAATCCGACTGTAAATAATGTCAGGATCAGCACTCCCGAAGTGATCATAAAGGAAGAGGTTCCAGTCTTTAAGGGTGTAGTCATATGCTTCTTGTAATGTTTCCTTGGTATGTTCTCCAAGATGTAATGCTTTACCAGTAGCTACAGACATAAGTCCTAAAGCTGTTCTTCTATTAGATTCCTCCAGAGCTATATAACCTACACGTTCTTTCTGGTCTAAGAAGTGAGTCGCCATCTGTCTTGTTAGCGTACTCTTTCCCTGACCTGTGCCTGCGCTTATAACAGTAAGCTCTCCGTATCTACAACCATGAGTCAATCTTTGCAGTCCTGCAAATGGATACTCAAAGTCGCATGGTGGACTAGGGTTAGTTACTAATTCTAATAGCGATTGTCCTTCGACGATCCCATCCGGCTGATACGGCGAAGAGTTCCAGATAGCTTTCCTAATCGCCTCTGCGTCATTATTCTGCAATGCGTCAGAAGCATCCTTGTACGGGTCTGGTAAATGAGCAATCTTAACTTTGCCAGACGGTAAGATCGCAGCCACTGCTTCTTGTGCAGATTGACCGGCTTCATCTTTGTCGAAGAATAAGACAATTTCTTCAAAACCTTGAAAAAGTTGTAGTTGCTTCTGTATATCCTTCTTTGCCGACGCAGCTCCATGAGGTAGCGATACATGCGCCCAGTTGGGGTAAGCTTCCCAACCTGATAGTGCGTCCATCTCTCCTTCGTAAACCATAATGCGCTTACCAGTAGAAGGAATAAGAGACTGACCAAAAAGAGTGTCAGTAGTGTTTCCTTCATACTTGAAATCCTTTAGTTTGGTTTTCGTTTTGAATCCTTGAAGTGTTTTGTTGCTGCTGTAATAAGGGAAGCGTAAAAGTTCTCCATCCCTGTAGACTTTGTAGTGTTCACAGGTAGATTCGCTGATGTTTCGTTTTTGCAGCCTTTGGGCTGATCCTTTGAATGTGACATTGGTGGGCATGTGATGTG